GAAAAGGTTAAAATCTCTAAACCTACAAAAACCGCAACACAAATTCCAGGACAAATGTCTACGGAATACGTCCCTTACCAAAGGATTGAGTACATCGTTACAGATATACAACAAAGTACTAAGCATATAGCTTTTCCACCTCTCACATCTTAATGGCGACCAAACCAAAAAGATCGATTATTGAGGACCAATTTAGGGGCGCACGTTATCCGTACACTAGAACTTGCGACGACCGTGTCTCCTATAAACAAGCCTCGGGTAAAAACACCCCAAAGCCAGAACTTCAGAGTGTGATTTAAGTTTATCGTGCACTAAACAACCATGATAGACTCATCTCGTATATAAGAAGAATCATCGACGCCGTAAAGGAAACGATATTGGGGTTGGTGGATGTGGCACATAAACACCATCAGTGAGTGTATCAATATTAGGTGGATCAATAGCATCCAACCTTTGCTTCATATCACGAACAATAGATTCGAGATCAATCTTAGGCCTATCTTGAAGACCACTAGAGATCTGAGAAATCCAAACATCAGTAGCACCATTGGTTAGACTCGCACAGCCTCCTAAAGAGACTTGATTAGCAGAGCCAGTACCGGCAGCTGATACATCGTAAACACGAACAGCAATACTAACAACTCCTGACACAGCACCCATTTGGAACGCAGTATTGTCCCAAAATTCAGTGGTAAAAGCCAGATTACTACCCGTGGTCCAAGACCATTGTGTCGTAGGGGCCGCACCTCCTTGGGAGGCACAGGCAACAACAACAAGATATCGACCAACATAAGGAAGGTAGAAAATGCCATCACCAGGTGCGACCGGCAAAGTACTGCCAGATCTTAAAACACCACCAGAAGTACCTAACAGCTTCAAACTGGTAGCAGATGCGGCCGGAGACTCAACAATATGTGCTTGAAGCAATTGTTGTCCCAAAGGAGTTGGGAGCTTCGGCTTCATAAGTTTCACATGATATGAAACCCACAGCTCTCCAATAACAGAGGCTGCCTGCATACCAACAGTAGCTAGCTGAAAGTTACCAATATCATAAAAATGCTGATCCGCATTAGCCGGAACAGCACCAGATCGAATGTATTGCACGCCCAAAGGATTAAACTTGGGTTTACACTCAACACCATGGCACATATTAGTAAAAGGTGCACACGATGTGGAGAACTCATAAGCCTCCATCTGTTGTTTATTAGAGAAAGTATTGTCAAACGAATCATAATCAGTGGCAGCAATAACACTACCTAAAGCTGTATTCGTCGTTCCAACTGAAAAACCGGACGTAGATTTAAACTCGAAAACAAGGCCTAGCATACGATATTCCTCAAAAAGAGCTGCTATAGAAGACAGCCAAGGAAATGTCGCCGCGACACCAGGATTTAAGGCAAAACTAGTAAGGGCAAACGCCGTAGAAGACGTCACATCTTGAAGAAACTCTCGATGTCGAATAGTAATAGAGCCATCACCACCAAAGGAGGGAGGACCAGCATCACCAACAAGAGTATTACTCTTAAGAGTATACTTACCCATTCCAGTAATATTACCAACCCAGTCACCAGCAGCTTGAGCCAATGGGCCAAGGGCAGGATGATAACCTGAGGCCATAAGACTAGCCATATTACCAATTCGAGTGTTTGTCCGATACTTGGGACGAGAGATCTTTTGGATCTCATTCTTGACGGCCTTAGCAGCCTTTTTCGCTACCTGTTTAGCCGCAGCTTTACCAGGTTTACGACCTTTCGCTATACCTTTAATAGCTTGTTTGATTCTTTTCTTAATACCAGACATAATGGACGTTGGAAGAGAGAGAGAGCGGGAGTAAGGGTCTTATTAACCATGGGGTACCTAGGCAGCAACACTAGTCCATGGTTTGATACCCGTATATAGCTGCCATAACTCTGCATCAGTTTTAAAATTCTTCCAAGCATCCGAAATACCAGGTTTCTTCATATCAGGAACAGTTCTAGCGCGCAAAAACTGGATTAAATCATCAAACCAGTCACGACACTCGTCACATGCAAATGTCTCATTGCGAAGACCACATGCACGAACGATAGTATTTTCAATCGTTTGCTTATCATTATCAATAAGCATATTGCAACGCATACGTTCACAATCAATAACAGGAAGCCACATAGCATGGCCAAGATCTGGTACATCGCACAATTTATATCCATGACCCAAGAAAGTGCATTCATAATTATGCCGGAAATGATCAGCGGCAAAATGATACTCCATATCAATTTGGTCCATAACAGACTTAATAGAATCAATATTAAACAGATCCTGAATGGAGGGGTGAACACTAATATTAATATCATCACCACATATACACATCTCGAGGAGATTGCTAAAATCTTCATAGTTGTGATATTTACTAGGCATAATGAGATGCCACAAAACAACAATATCCATCCAATTTTTAAAAGCATTATCAGGGGTAGTACAACCCTGACCAGATGGATTACCACATAATCTACTGAAAACATCACCATTTACATCAACTAAAGGTGAGAAACACAAATCATGAACTAAATTCAGGATTCGTTTCCAATTTTCTGGCGTTCGGAAACAACGCCTTAACATACGAAAGCGAAACTTATAAATTTGAAGAAAACAGAAATAACGAAAACGACCATCAAACTTTTTACCATCCAACTCCAAAGTACAAGGAGTGGGACCAAACCGAGACATCTTAGCATTGAGTTTATGAAAACCAGCATTAAATATATCTAACCCCAATTGAATAGGGTGTTTATCATGCGTGGCTATTAAAGACTCATTTTGCTGTAAAAACAACTCAAGTTGGGCCTGTATATGATTTACATCCATGGCAATAATAGTTCGTACGTCGCAATTAACAATTTTCTTCATAGGGCGAACTTCCTCCTTAATCGTTACAGAACATAACGATCGTATGGGATCATCAGTCGCCAGTCGCTCCCAATATTTAGCATAAAAATCGGAATCAGGACTATTCCAGTAGTCACATTTATAAACATGTTGCATTGTCCAAGGCAAACCGGGGGATCGTAAAGGCTGAAGACTCCATAGAACATAATCATAATCACTCATATTAGAGTTACTAAGATAGGGTCCATAGCACTTATCAAGCCAATTCCCAGCAATCTCATACAACTTTTCAACTTTTAACGAGAATGGATGAGGCACACGATCATACCTCTTAAGAGCAGCCGCAGAAAGGTCCATCCTCTTTGGCACTACACCATAACTGCGGTAATTTGTCGGGTCTTCACCGTGAAAGCGTATAAATTCATCTACAGTTTGATCATAATAATTCGGTTCCCTAGGATTGAAGGGGCGAAAAATACTCCCAATATACTTGAGAAACGGGCCAAGATCAGCACGTCGTCGCTTGTAGACTCTTTTATAGTTAACAGGGTAGGGCTCAAGGATAGAATCTAAATCCCGAGCCCCTACGCTTTTAAATATTTCGGTGTAAAACCATCAAAGGAGGAAGCATAGCCTTCAGTATAAGCATGATCTTTTGGAGCATCATACGTAACATCTTTTGACTGACTAAATTTATCGAATTCCTCCTTCCATGTGGGACCAACTGGGTAAAAATACGGATGCGTCTTCGTATTACTTCGCCCAAGACCATGAAAGCCAATAACAGCATTATCCACACACGAGACGTACACACCGCCGCAGGCACCTGCCACGGTAGAACCATTGAACTCAAAACATTCAACATCGTTCTTCTTACCGGCCATAAGAGGCTCACCAACAAAACCAAAACTATTCTTTGGACCTTGAGATCCAGAATAATATAAAATGGCGGGTTCGCCTTTCATAGGCCTTCGGTATGTACGACCTTTATTAAACTTTAACGTGGTGGTAGAGGGTCGTTTGATCCACACTTGATCGGCTATAGATTTAACAATATAACCGAGACTTGACAAATCGCACCATCGTCCCGCGTTAAAAACTTGAAGTTTTTCTCCGCCGGCGGCCATATGCCTTGGTATAACACCAATTTCGCCAGCTGTGTACAAAGTACATTCGCGGGGGGTTCCATTTTTATCCACAGCCTGCAGATGATAAGTTGTGGGAGGGTCAATAATAGCTTTACCAGGCAATAGCTGCTCTGGCTTAGCATTCTCTATTTTCTCGGGCTTCTTTTTGCTTTCACTATCTTTCTTTCGCATAACGAAATTTTTGGATGAATTGGGCTCTGAAGAATTTTTATTGCTCTTTCCGCGAGCCCTGGTGGACTTGACGGTTTTAAATCCGTCATTTTCATCGCGAGCAACTTCATCAGCCTTTTCTCGTTCATTTCGTTCACGCTCAAGACGTTCTTCAGCTTCAATAGCTCTGAGAATTGCCTCATCCTCGTATTTATCCTCAACATCTGATGGCTCCTCCAAAAATCCGTCAAACTCTCTATTCTTGTTGGGCTCGTACTCTTTCTTAGCAACATCTCTGTCCTTCTTTCGGTTCTTGAAAGCCGCCTTTCGGGCCGCGTTCCGCGCGGCTCCAGACTTCGACTTCTTACTTTTAACCTTTTTCCGAGGACCAGCTTCTGTAGATGCCTTAGTGCTATTTCGATATTTCCGGCCCACCACAAAGAGCAAACTAATGACTGCCGCACTGATTGCGGCGCCAATTGCAAGACTACTATAGCCTTTTGACGGTCCAGGAGGTGTGGGGGGAGTTCCTGAACCACCTTCACTTGCCAAATCTTTTGTGAAGTATAGGTGCGCTCTAGACTTAATCCGGCCCCAAACATCATTAGCTTTATCTGAAACATAACCAAGTCCCTTTTTATCAGACTGACCCTTATTAATAAGTTCATCGATACGTCGTTGTGCATCGGACACCATAGGTGTAAAGGGTTGCTTACAATCGTTAGGTTTTGATTGGTCATCCTCAGAACAGCTCTTTCCAGGACATAGGTGTTCGCGGCCATTTCGGCCGTCATTCTCAGATCTTCCAGAATCGGGAACTGCATCACTTTGTCTCCCGTTATTAAGGGGAGTCTCCCTCTCCCCTCTAAATCGAAAGAGCCAATAGGTTAGACGATCAAAAGATCGCTTAAAGTATTCAGGCTTAGATTCATCAGGTCGTCTGGGCATCTCGCGATTTACTTGATCAACCGCCAATGAGACGGGATTAATACGCTCCAAACCCAACAACTGCTGAGCAGCCAATACTACCTCTAAATCAGGTTCTTTTTGAGGGGGGGGAGTAGACTTATGTTCATCATCAGATTCTGTTTCTTCTGAGTCGTCACCATCTTTCATCTCAGGAAACATATGTTCAACTTCGGAGTCGGATTCCTCACTAGAACTATCGTCAGAGGCTTGAGCACACTCTGGCGTAGCTTTTTCATCAGAGAACAAGATATCAGCAACAGTCATCACAAATCCATCGATCATTTCCACAGCAGTGGAAGCATCACGATATTCTCGTATAATATTGCGCAAAAACAACATCCAATCAATCTTAGCTCTATCTTGAGAAAGACTAAGAGGTAAGAGACCAGCAAATATAATATATTTCCGCAAACGAGAAAACGCTTTAGAACGTCTTGA